GTACTACCACCTGACCAAGAAATAGGTGTTATCACAAACACACAAGCGTCAGATTTAGAGAACACAAACATAACACAAGGCTAATGCAACCACGATACGATATAGGAATAGACAAAGATTATATGAACTCAAATAATGACATATCTTGGAGTGAATCCGATATTCAACATATTGAAGATACAATTGAACTTCGACAAGGTGAATGCAAAGAGTTTCCGAATGATGGAGTGAGTATTGGAATGTATCTCAATTCGCAAGGAATGGAAAGTGATGTCGCAAGAAAAACTATTATAGAATTGCAACGAGATTTGTATATTTGCAATAATCCTTTAGTCAGTTATTCGGCTGATGGAACATTAGTAATAAATCCAAATGTAACTATATGACGCAATTCATAGCCATATCAAATAGTACGATATATGATGTATGCCTAAACACATACGGCACGTTGAATTTATTAGGCAAATTAATGGATGACAATAATCACGAAGGAGTGAACACGAACCCAGTACAAGGTCAAGTATTCTTATTTGATGAGAACTTGGTTAATGTTCAAACCAATCAATCATTGGTACAAAATTATTCAATCACAGCAGGAGAAAATGAACTTAAATACGCAACCGCATAATGGGAATCAAAGAAGCAATTAAATCGGTAGTAACTAAACTTGAATCGGTGCAATGTACTAATCAAGATGGTAATGTTGTCGGTTTGAACGTGATGATATGGGCAGACCAACGAGATGAGCAACCCGATATGATTGTTTATGCAAAACCTGCTTGTTTTCTTGAGACGATATTATCAACAGGACTTCCTATTGGTAACAATGCGTTATCTTATGAGGTAACTTTTAGAGTGATGATAGAGCAAGAGCAATACAACTCGGAAGGTAATATTGACCTTGAATTATCATTGCTTGATTTAAAAGATTCGGTGCATCGTGCATTACAAAACTTTAAGCCATTGAACTGCTCACCGATGTATCAAAGTGGTCGTGAGTTAGATTATACGCAAAGCAATCGTTATTTGGTTGTGCTTGAATATTCTTCTCATTTCGTTGACTTGATGAGTACTGAACTTGACCCTGCAATGGGTTACATTGTTGATACAATCGATGCGCCTATATTATCAATGGAAGAAGAAATATTTGTAGGCACTATTGATGATGATGTTGTACCAACTTATGCAGTTGCAGGTGGTGGCATTGTGCCGATTTATAGTTATGGTCCATCCGTTTGGTATAATGACATTGGTTTGCCAAAAGTAGGTCAAGGAAAGAATGGAGATTATTATCTCAACGATACTAACGGAGATGTATACAACAAAGTTGACGGCACTTGGGTACTTGTAGCCAATATTAAAGGTCAAGATGGAGGTGGTGCAAGTGGAGGTTTGACTAACGTAGTAGTTACGCTTGGAATGATTGTCGGTGGCGAATTAACTGCCGAAGATGGTAAGTGTTATATCTTAGAAAATGGAACGCTTATTAGTGACATAAACTTTAATTTAGACCATCTAACTATCGAGAATAATACTTGTATGTTTATCAATCGAGATATAAGTTATGTAGTTAGTCTAAGTGGCTCAACGGCATATTACGCTGATGAAAGAATAGCGACAACAATATACAAGCAAGAAGATTGCGAGTTCAGATTTGCAAATGGTAAAATAAGAGTATTAAGAGGTTAAAAAATATGAAAAAACTAATAACAATCATAGCAGTAAGTCTGCTCACAATCAACGCACAAGCACAATACGGAGGTGTTATTCGTGCGGTAAATAATAGCAATGTAATCGGTGAGATTCAACGAGTCGGTGCATCAATGAAGGTACACGATACCGCATTGGTGAACATCCAAACGGCTATGAAATTGAAGACAGATAGCATATACACACGGCTTGGAAGCGGTGTTGGTGTATCATCTATTCCAAGTGCAACGCAAACTACATTGGAAGATATTAGTGCATATACTTTTGAAACTAAACAACAATTAGAAATCTATCTACAAGCATTAAAAATAAAGACAGATAGCATCTACAAACGTATGTATCAAGATAGCATCAATCTTGCCAAGTTAGGTACAGGTGTTACTACCACATTGGATAGTGCTACGCAAAGAGGTACAATAAAAGTTAGCAACTTCCCTGCAACGCAACCAGTATCATTATCAGGTAATGTTAACACAACGATATCAGGTGTAGTTAAGAAGACATTAGGTACACAAGTAGTATCGGCAGATACAGGATTAGTTGTGAATGCAGTTATGCACGGCTTGGCAACAGGCGGTGGTGGTGGATATCACGATGTAAAAGTTACCCCATCAGGCGCATTGACGGTTGAGGCTAATCAGTCAGGTACTTGGAATGTGAATAACGTAAGCGGTACAATTTCGCTTCCAACAAATGCGTCAACTGAAAGTACATCAAGTGCTATTTATGCAGAAATTTTAGACCAAAGTACTAATTATTTGTCACCAAGTAAGTTGAAATTAGATAGCATTTATACTCGTCTTGGAACTGGAGTAACTGTCAATAGTCATCCTGTTACGTTCACAAGACTTAAATCATCAACGGATACGGTGGCAATATCAGGTAGCATAACCGCTACCGCAGGTGCAACAACTATCTTTGATTCAACTTATACGGCAGTTCAAATGGATACGGCAGGACTTGGCGCAATGGCTAATTCGGCAACGGTTGGATGGCAATCAGATTCGGTTGGTTTGCGTCAATGGAAGTGTACAGATGTAAAGATAGGAGTTAAGATAAGTATGGCAAACACCGCACCTGCAAATGACAAGGCGGTGTATGTGTATGTCTATCCTATGTGGTACGATGGTAGTACTTGGTACTTTACATCAGGCGGTACAACAACTTTTCCATCAGGTGCAAATGGTACTTATACAACTGCATCACCTAATAACTTACGATTGCTTGGAGTGTTAAGTTACACTACTACAAATATGGTTTTACAAGACCAATTTGTACTAAGCAATGCGTTTGGTTCAACAATGCCTGATGCTTTTGGATTGGTAATTGTAGACTATTCAGGTGCAGCTATTCATACAACAAATCATAGAATCTATTATTCACTCATAAACAAAGTACAACGATAATGCGTAAACTATTATTCATAGCCTTGATGTTGGCTTCATTTACATCATTCGGACAAGTTGAGACAATTAGAGTATTGTCAATTGATAGATATCAATCTCAAGGGTATTGTGTTGTAAGGGCAGGTTACCGCATAGCCATTCCAAATCCTTTGGGAAGTTCTGCTCAATGTGATAGAATTGTAATGTCTTATGCGAACAAATATAATATTTCAAGGATAGATTCTATTGCAGGTAAAAAATATGCTTACATTATACAAGAAGAATCAATTACACCAACAACTACTAAGACTCAAATCAGAACAACTTTGGTTAATAGGTTTAATGATTTAACATCAAAGATTGCTATTTTCGTTGCTAATTTAGAAGTGTATGATTCAACACTTGGCGAATCTTATATTGACAATGTATGGCAACTTTCACCTCAAATAAATTCGTTATGATAAGGGGATTTGCGGTAATATTATTAGCGGTGGTTTTGAGTTCGTTTGGTGTATCTATGCTTAATCGTTCTTCGCTTGTGGCTTATTATCCTATGACACAGCAAACAGGTAATGTATTACTTGATATGAAAGGAGGTGATAAGTTAGTAGGTCAAGGAAATCCGTATATTGTCAATGCGTCAGCATATTGTAATGGCACTTCATCGGCATATACGGCAAGTAATCAATTAGCAATAAAGTCGCTTACAAATAAGTTCACATTATCATTTTGGGGTAAAAGAATAACAACTACATCAGCATCTCTTGTAATAGCTTATGATGTAGCAGGAGGTATAAATGTTTGGAATGCACAAAACTCTACACTTGGAACTTGGCAAATTAATATAATATCTTCACCTAATGTATCAAATGTTTTTACATCTACGTCAGCGTATTTAAGTGCAGGAGTTTGGAGGCATTTTGTAGCTGTTTATGATGGCACACAATCAACCGCATCGAATAGAATAAAGTTGTACGTTAACGGAGTTGATGTAGGTGGTACAATGACAGGAACTATACCTACTACTTTATTAAATCCTGCAAATTCAACATTTGCTATTGGTAGGGGTAATGCTGCTTTTTTAGGAAATAGTTACATCAAGTTTGTTGAGATATACAATAGACCTTTGACACCTACTGAAGTTAAGAACATTTATGTTGAGGAGTATAACAAAATTAATCAAAGCGGACAATAACCGATGAACCTAATCACCCTCACTTGGACTGGCACATACGAAGATTTGAAGCAGTTATACATTGCTTATATCGAAGCCGATGCCATACTTGGAGATGATGTGGAAAGTAAAGCAGAGATGGTATTTGGATTGATGGAACACCTAACCTTGAATAATAAAATAAAAGCTAAAGTTGATATAAAGCAATGGAAACAAAACTGATAGAAGAGATGTTAAAGCAAAGCGCACTTGTAGGTGTGTTGGCTTTTTGTGGTTACATACTATGGAAACGATATGATAGATTCACCGAACGAACGATGAACGAGTTAGACGTACTTCGTGCGGAAGTGAAGCGTATTATGGAAGAAGATAGAGTGAAGATGTATAGCATCATTGAGACAAATACTCGTAGCATTGATAGACAATCTTTGATGATGGATAGGTCGGCTAAAGTGATGGAGTGTATCATTGAAGAGATTAAAGACTTCAAGGAAGGTGAGTTGTATCAAGAGCATATAGGTAGAAGAGTTAAAGCAATCCGTAAGTAATGAAAGTATCACAAGTTGGAATTAAACTAATCCAAACATTTGAATCTTGTCGCTTACAAGCGTATCAAGATAGTAAGGCTATTTGGACAATCGGTTGGGGCAATACGCAATATGAGAACGGCATCCGAGTTAAGAAAGGTGATGTACTTACTCAGCAACGTGCTGATGAGTTATTCGCTACGATATTACTTAGCTTTGAGTATGGAGTGAACAAGCGAGTACGAAGTGTTCTAACACAAGGTATGTTCGATGCGTTAGTATCATTTAGTTATAATCTTGGGTTAGGCAATCTTGATAAGTCAACGCTACTCAAGAAGGTTAACGCTAATCCGTTAGATGCCACGATCCGTACGGAGTTTATGAAGTGGGTTAATAAGGGTTCATCATTTGAGAAAGGGTTAACACGAAGGCGCAAGGCAGAAGCAGATTTGTACTTCACAACAACATCATCAAACATCTAAAGATATGTCAGACATTAAAGTAAACATTACGCAAGAAGGAAAAGACATCATAGTCAACGAGGCTTCGATAGTCGCTAATCAACTTGCATCAACACCATCAAGAACCTTCGGAGGTAAACTTTGGAGAGGACTTGTAAAAGGACTTTTGGTAATATTGCCATTTATTAAAATAACAAAAAAATGAAAAAAGCATTAACAACTCCGTTTGGAACATTCGTAAAAGGTTTCGCAACAATTATCCTATCTTTGTGGCTTGTCGAGTTAAGCAATGGTCACGATTTATTCAGCTTTGATATGGTTATGGTTAAAAAGTTATTGACGGCAGGAATAGTGGCAAACTTACCTGTGTTGATTAATTGGATAAACCCAGCGTATAAGGCTTACGGAAACAAGTAGTAATGACTTATAAGGGTGGCGTATATTCGTCACCCTTTTCACTTTAAAATACACAAATGACATCGAAGTGGATTAAGTACGATGACGTTATTAAGCAGATATATTCAGAGGACAAAACAGGAGTAGAGATAGCACAAACCATCTTGAATGTTAAAGCCAATAGTAAAGAAAACAATGATGTTAAAGAGTTAGGTAGATATATCTCAAGACACGGAAGACGCATTGCCGATATTCAAGAAGGAATCTACGAAGCTGCGAATCGGCTTGGTGTATCAATAATGGATGCCAAGACAATGTGGCTAAAGGATGAAGGCGCATCAATACAAGTTAAGAATCCGAATTATGTGCCACAAGAAGTGCAACGAGTTGAGACACTTCGTTCTGAATTGATTGCCGATTTACAAGCCTACCGACCAACATTCACAAAGATAAAACGTGAGATTTGCAAGGATGGTCACTTGTTAGTTATTGACCCTGCTGACATTCATATCGGTAAATTATGTTCAGCTTTTGAAACTGGCGAAGATTATAACTCTCAAATAGCGGTTAAACGAGTTTTGGAGGGGGTTAACGGCATCTTAAGTAAGGTGTCTGCGTATAACATTGACAAGATACTTTTTATTGGTGGTAACGATATATTGCACGTTGATAATGCCAAGTCTTCAACTACATCACTTACGCAACAAGATACCGATGGGATGTGGTACGATAATTTTATGATAGCCAAGAAGTTGTACACCGATGTCTTGGAGTTATTGTTGTCGGTTGCCGATGTTCATTTTACGTTTAATCCATCAAACCACGATTATACCAATGGATTCTTCTTGGCGCAGATTATTCAAACTTATTTTAAAGATTGCACAAACATAACTTTTGATTGTTCGATAGCACATCGCAAGGCATATCAATACCATAATAACTTGATAGGTACAACGCACGGAGATGGTGCAAAACAACAAGACCTTCCATTGCTTATGGCACTTGAGTATACCAGAGAATGGGCAGAAACGAAACATAGATACATCTATACGCATCATATCCATCATAAGTCATCCAAAGATTATGCAGGAGTAACTGTTGAATCATTACGTTCGCCAAGTGGCACGGATAGTTGGCATCATCGTAATGGGTACTTGAGTATCAAAGCAGTTGAAGGATTTTTGCATCACAAACAACACGGACAAGTCAGTAGAATCACACATTTATTTTAACTATGGCAAAGGAAGAAAAAGAAAAAGAAGAAGAATTATTTGCTGATGCAATCGTTGAGTTCACTACAAATAGCGAGTATATCACTAATAGCTATTGGGCAATATCGGCAGTCCAAGAACTTGACCCAATGACGGCAGATGGTAGGGCAATGAAGAATCGCATCCTTACTCGTTGTTTTAAAATTATTGATATGTGCGTTGATGAGATGTATAGTGAATTATTTGACCCTTCAGCCGATGACTAACGAAGAGAAACGAGCAAAGGTAATGAAGAAATTATTGTTGATAGAAGCCGAAGCAGAACGATTACGCAAGTTGATGCGTGAGTTATTGAGTAGGTAGTAAGATTGTTTTCATGTGTATTTTAAGAGCCACCTCGTTTCTACGAGGTGACTTGCTTTTGGGGTGTACCCTATCTCTCTTCGGGTGCAAGTCGGCATCAATTTGGCACGTTTGTGGTTGCAATTTGCGACTGATTTCCACATTCTTAAAAAATTTCTTCCGTTGGTATCATTTTGTTTCAGCGAAATTTGAAAAATAAATTAAAATATATTTGGTAGTATGGAGAATATAATATTATATTTGCTTTATAAAACAAACACAATGAATACAAATTATAAATTAAGAGAAGAGTGGAGAGCTTTAAATTTAAAAATTACACAAATTGATAAAGTAATAAAAATGAATAATATTACTGATGCTGATTATTTAATTTGGGTAAATGAATTAAAAAAAAGAAGAGATTTTTTAACTAAATTAATATAAATAACATCTCAAAAGGGGGTCGCATCTTACACGCACAAAATACAATGAAAAAACTACTAATCTACACAATCATCGCCATTCAAGTAATAATGGTCACATTCATCATCTACTGCGGAATGTATATTATCGCAGCAAGTTCACATTTTTAAAAACTAAAACATAAACAATGGCAAAAAAAACAGGCGCAAAGCCAAAGTACAAAACACCACTTATGGGCGTATTCGTCCGAGTAGCAAATGAAAAGGATAAGAAAGTTATCCGTAAGACCGAAAAAGAATTATTAACTAAACATCTAATCAAGAATGACTAAAGTAACTATTATCGGAGAGGCAACACCGATACAAAAAAAGAAGCCTATTGAGTTTGTTAAATTCATTGATATAGATACTAATCCACCTGTACAAGCAAGTACTAATATGTGGAATAATATAGAATTGATATGCAAAGATTATGGAGATGGTTGTGACCTTATGTTTGCCTACGATAACAAGAGGTCAGATGGCATAGCATATCTCGGACACTTCAATGACGGAATAGTAGTAGAAAAGGAGGTAACCAATGACTAATCTACACATTAACCATCCGCTTGTCATTGATATGGCTAAGAATAAAGACATATCACGAATCGAAGCTATTGCTGAACTAACCGCAGAAGATAACGGTGTACAACCTCACGAGATGCAAATGTACTTGGAGGAGTTTCACAAAAATATGGCAGATAGTATGACTTATACTGATAGCATTGCAAGAGCCTTAGTTTACACATTTAAACCACTAAACAAATGATACCATCAACACACTACAACATCGTATCTGCGTGGATTGATTCCTGCGTAACTACCGAACAAATGGATAGCGTTATTGACTTCATCATCAACCGACTTATTACTGATGAGAAGACACACGATGACTTGGTAGCTTATTGGAAGTTGAAGAACGGACATCGCCAATGGACAGCATCAAAGGTAGCACTATCTGAAGACTGGGTTCGCTTGGATCACGAGCAAGGAGTTAAGGGTGACTTGGAATATCACGAACCTCAACCGACTGATGTTTGCTAATATTTAGTTAACGATGATTTCGTATTAAAAAATTAATTACTTTTACATAAATTATATACACAATGAAACTAACAAAAACTATTAAAATTGACACCGCAGAGAATCCGCAATTATTAACAATAACCGTTGATTATGACAAGAACGGAGATGTTGAATTATTATCTGCCGAACTTGAGCAAAGAGGAACAATGCTCAATATTGATGTTGTATTCGACATCACTCACCTTATTGAACACTTCAGAATTGAGGATGCAATATTCCGTGACATTATTTGGAGTGAAATCTATTCTGATACATTAGCAGAAGGAGGTAACAATGACTAATAACACTAACTTAGTCAAGGCAACTAAGCCGACTATCACTTCGTTATTCAAACAACTTGACGTAGCAATACCACTTGAGCAACTCAACGTGGTACTTGCTACACCGCCACCGAGTGCTTGGGTTAAACAACATCCATTCATCAAGGGTTATAACTATCTGCCGATTGATAAGGTAGAATACTTGCTTCGTAGATGCTTTAAAAAGTATTCTATTGAAGTCTTGAAGACTGGGATGCTTATGAATGCGGTTGAGGTAACAGTTAGGGTACATTATTTGAATCCTGCTACTAATACGATGGAGTTCCACGATGGAGTTGGGGCGCAAGAACTACAAACTAAAGCAGGTAGTGGTTCACTTCAGATGGATATGTCAAACGTGGGGAAAGGTGCGGTAATGATGGCACTGCCAATCGCTAAGACAATTGCTATCAAAGACGCTTGTGACCACTTCGGAGATTTGTTTGGTGCAAACTTGAACCGAAAAGATGTCATAGCTTTCACAGGTGATACGGAGTTGCTATCGTATGACAAGATTAACGATGCTAAAGAGAAAGAAAGGGTATCGAAGTTCATTGAACAATGCTTGAATCTTAGCGACTTGTCATCAGTTAAGGATGTGGCGCAAACACTTGGATTAACATCACAATACTATATGAAGGAGGCATTACTAAATGGATAAGCAAATACTTTTCAGATGTAGTGGTGCTGGTGCATTACTAACTGAACCGAAACTAAAAGCGGATAAAGACGCAGGTAACTTGTCAGCAACGGCTAAGACATTGGTACAATCAATGTGGCTACAATGTGAGTACGGCTATCGTGAGTTCGTGAACAACGAATATATGGACAAAGGCTTGGCAATGGAACAAGATTCGATGCAACTTGTACAAGATGTGCTTGGCGGTGCTTTTAGGACAAAGAATCGTGAGAAGTTACAAGATGAGTTCATCATTGGTACACCTGATATTATACTAACTGATGCAGTTGAAGACATAAAAACTTCGTGGTCATTACGCACGTTTTTTGAAGCCGAACCTACTACGATGTATGAGGTTCAAGCACAATGCTATATGAAGTTAACAGGGGTTCATAAGTATCGATTGATATATGCTCTTGTGCCTAATACGAAGGAGATGGTTATAGCTGAGTGCGAACGTCTTGCTTGGAAGTTTGGGCGCAACTATGAGAACGAAGATTATATTGCTCAATGTCAGCAGATCCAACGGAACAATGACATCATACTTGAGTTACCTATTGAGAAGCGTATCAAAGTGTTTAACTTTGACTATGATGCCGTGTTGATGGAGAAGTTGCAAGGAAAGATTATCAAGGCAAGAGAATATTATAATACACTTACACTATGACACCTCCTAACTGCATCAAGATAGTGTATAGCACAAATCAACATAGCTATCGTGTAGCATCGCAACATCCGTTCTTTTTGCATACTACCGAAGTGCTTACATCGTATCGTGGTGGTGTGCTGACCATCACAAGACCAACGATTGATTATCAAGGGAAGACATACAAAGTATGCGTTCCAAAGTCATCTCGTGACCATCGGTTGTTTCATATTGCCATATCGCAAAATGTACCGCTTGGAGTCTTTGAGATTGATGAGGAAGAAAGCAATGAAGATAAGTTGGTGATATATTTGGAGTGATAACGGTATCGGGCTTGGCGAAGGTGGGCTTGTAGGATGCTCAATTTTAGCAGAATGTTTCTGCCCACTTTTGCCAAACCCGTGTTATATGAAGTGCCGACTTATTTAGCAGAATTTTAAATTGAAACGATAAATAAAAAACAAAAAGAAAAAAAGCGATGGAAACAAAAGATTTATCAAAATGGGAGTTTGAAAAAGAACTCAAAACTATGGCAGTAAATTGTATAGGTTTAAAACCAGATACAGCCAAGAAGAAGGCTTCTAATATTTTTAAAAAGTATGAAGCCATAATTGAATATTCTGTATCAAACAAGGAATATTACGAAAAAGAATATCGTAAAACAAAAATAATGTTTGACACTTTAAAAAGCGGTGTAATAAACTATACACGAGGCAAAGATGTTGGAAGGCTTTTACTTAAAGATATTGAGCAGGTTGAAATAAGAGAAAAAGATGTTTTATTAATTACAAAAACAGGCAGGGAAATTATAATGGGGAATGATTTTAACTACCTGAAAGAGTTATTTTAAAAGTGCGGTGGCTTTTTTCTTTTTGTTTTTCCTTCACGGAACTTCAATTGGAAACGGTCAGCAAGTTATCACATATTAAATAAGACATTAAAAAACACAAAACAAAATGGACATACAAATAGTTGAACAAATCAAAGCAAATCCAACCAAGTACACCTATAAAGAGTGGGCGAAACTTGCAAACGTAACGTATCGAACAATGCACCAGTTCTTTTACCGAAATGGATTGAAGGGCAAGGATTCAGGTTATCGAAAAACACCGATAGTTTTGGAATACATAATGGAACACGGAATGGAGAAAACTGCTCTTGAATGGGCGGAATATTACGGCATAACTGAACATCAAATAAGGCACTACATTGGATATCGTGGTATCAAAGTAAAGTCAGGATTCGGTGCAAAGATTAAAGCCAAGAAAGAGAAAGCATTGCTGATTGATAACACACCACTTGCACCTGATATGATAGACTTTCAATGGGTACATCCAACTTTAGCCGATTACGGATTAGGATTAAAAACTACGAACAATGGATAGAATACTAATAGACATCGCAACAGGGTTAAACATTCCCATCAAAAAGATTCAAGATAGTGGTCGAGGAACTTTGAACATCGCAACGGCAAGACATTTGTTTTGTTTCATTGCTTATGAGAATGGTTACAACCTTTCCGAGATAGGCAGATTCCTTTCGTATCGTGACCACACAACTATCATCAATTCGATTAAAGTTGTGAATAATATGAAAGACACACAAGATGCTCTTTACGAGAGATTCGTTACCTTGCTAAGACATAATGCACCAAACTTGAAAACATCCTTGTATGAGCCTCGTAAGAGGTATAGTGGCGATAAATGTATCATCAGTAGGTTTGAGATAATAAAATGCGCATAAAAATGAAAACCGAAACTAATCAAGGTATATTTAATAGAGATTTTTATCCTACTCCTATCGAAGTAATTGAACAAATGCAACTTGATATTGAAGGTGATATTATTCTTGAACCATCAGCAGGAAGTGGAAATATTATTGAATACGCAATGAGTAATATGGCTAAGGAGGTAATATTTTGCGAAATTGTTCCTGACCTTGCAGAAATTTGTAAAAGTAAAGGTAGATTTTTAAAGCACGATTTTTTAAAGGTTAATTCAGAAGATATAAGTCATATTAACCAAATAGTAATGAATCCTCCTTTTACTGCAGATGAAAAGCATATTATACACGCTTGGAATATAGCACCAAGTGGATGTATTATAACAAGTTTATGTAATACAGAAACTATTGAAAATTTTAGATATGGTGGTCGTTTTGAATTAAAAATGTTAATTGAAAATCACGGTTATGTTTTTCATCTTGGTGAATGTTTTTCTACATCTGAACGCAAAACAAATGTAAATGTTAGTTGCGTCAAATTATACAAGCCTGTCAATAATGATAATATAAATTTTGAAGGATTCTATTTGGATGCTGAATTTGATGAATCTACTGGAGAGGGAATTATTACTTTCAATGAAGTTAAAGCCATTGTTAATTCGTATATTGGTGCTGTAAAATGTTGGGATGAATTTGAAATAGTAAATTCAAAAATGTGCAGATTAACAAGTACATTTGGTGCTAATCGTGGATTTAAATATGATGTATCGTATGGAGATACAGTTACAAGCAAAGAACATTTTACCAAAGTTATTCAGCGAAATGCTTGGGATTATATTTTCAAATTAATGAATATAGGTAAATTTGTTACTAAAGGAGTAAATGAAGACATAAATAAATTTATTAATAAACAACATAATATACCATTCACTGTAAAAAATATTTATAAAATGTTAGAGATTATTGTTGGAACTCGTGAGCAAACAATGAATCGTGCTATTGTTGAAGCAGTAGATAATTTTACAAGACATACTAATGAGAATAGATATGGTATTGAAGGTTGGAAAACTAATAGTGGATATATGTTAAACAAAAAATTCATTACAGGATGGATTAGTGAATATTCATTTAGTGGTATAGGATTGGGTATTCGTGAATATAATGGAAATTTTGAAAAGATTTCCGATTTAACAAAAGCATTGTGTTTTATTACAGGAATTGATTATGATAATATTCCCAAAATTGGTTTATCATCCGTTCCCAAAGATGATGAAGGAAAGCATATAAAAGATAGTAAACGAAATGGCAATTATCTGATGTATGAAAATAGTTTTAAACCCAATACTTGGTATGATTGGGGATTTTTTGAATTTAAAGTATTTAAGAAAGGTTCTGGACACTTTAAATTTAAAGATGTAAAAGTATGGGAACAACTGAATAGACAATATGCAAAAATAAAAGGTCAAGTATTGCCTGAAAAAATATAACACTTAAACAAGCTGTGATTCAGCAACAATATACAATGAGTACAGAAAAGTACACAGCCGATGGTCGGCTATTAATCAAACGAGATTCGGTACAAGTATCGGACAAGTTCACCAAGCGTGAGTTCATCCTGCAAACGGATGGCGATTATCCGCAGTATCTTCAATTCCAATTGACGCAAGACAAATGTCCTTTGTTGGATAAGTTCCAAACTGGGCAACAGGTTACCATCCACTTCAATATTCGTGGCAAATCTTGGGAAAAAGATGGTAAGACATCGTATTTCAATTCGCTTGAGGCTTGGAGAATAGAGGCGAAAGGTAGCGGTCAACACATTGAGACAGTTCAAGCGGAAGTGGTGCAACCGACTGACCCATTAGGAGATTTTCTTCCATTTTAGCGTATTCCGTGCCACATTGACTAATTTCCTTATTCTTCCTTATATAAATAAAGGTTTGAAAATGAAAAGTTTTTTTCTGGGCGTATCAAAAAAAACTTGGATGTGGCACAAAATCGCTGAAAGCTACGATAGGTATAGGTTACAAAGGAAAGGCAATGTGGCGACTATGTGACACATCCGTCAGCAATGTGGCATAAACGTGGGATAGTTTAAAAAAATGTGTCTCAAGTGGCATTCGTAACCTATTAGTTATCTCTTATAATGTACTTTTAACTATTATATTTGCACCAATAGTAAAAGTAATCAATTAGATATACTTATGTATTGTCTTTTTATTTAACTTGAATTTATGTTTAGGTAGTACCATTACCAATGATAACAATTATATTAGTCCTTTATTGAAAGTCGGAATGGTACTCCGACGAGTAGATAAAGGACTTTTTTTTACTATTAATTTAGAAAGTATTATGAAAATAAGCATATTCAAAAACTTTAACGAAGTATCGGCAGCATATCACCGAGATGTATACGACATCCTAAAACGTATCAAGGAAGGCAAATCAAAGCATATCATTGACGAGATTGAAAGCACTACCGATGAGGCTAAACAAAAGCAATTAAAGAACACCTTACCTGCAATATTATTTAGTGGTACTTTTACCCAACGTAATGCAGTAAGTATTATTGAACATTCAGGACTTATATGTCTTGACTTTGATAACTTTGATACACCTGAGCAAATGAACCAGTACAGGAAATCGTTTATATCAGACCCTTATACATTTGCTTGTTTCCTTTCTCCAAGAAGAAATGGATTGAAGGTATTAGTCAAGATTCCAAAGGATATTCCAAATCATAAGCGTTACTTTGATTCATTGAAGGATAAGTTTAATTCGCCTTATTTTGACATTCATTGTAGTGACATTTGTAGAATATGTTTTGAATCTTATGATGCTGATTTATATGTTAACGATGATAGCTTGGAATGGACTGAATTAAAAGAAGTTGATATTTATGAAGTAACCGAAGAAGTTAGAATACCAATCAAATCGGATAATGAGATCATAAGTCGATTATTAAAATGGTTCAATAAATTCTCAATGTCATCAGGTGAACGCAATGCGAATCTATTTAAATTAGCATCAGCGTTAAATGATTATGGCATTAGTTTAAACGAGGCGATGAGGGTATGCTTACAATATCAACAAAAAGACTTTACACAGCGTGAAATTGACACAACTGTCAAAAGTGCCTACAAGAAAACATCACAACATCATACCAAGTTCTTTGAAGACATTCACACCAAGAAAAGGGTTGAGGAGTTAATACGTTCAGGTAAGGACATCAAGATGGTGCGTAAATCATTTCCTGAATTGAACGATGATGAATTTGATATGGCGGTGGAATCGGTTAAGGATAACATCAGCGTGACTGACTTTTGGGAATATACGGCTAAGGGTAATGTAGTAGTTCAACATCACAAGTTTAAAGGCTTCTTACAAGAGCATAACTTTTACAAGTATTATCCTTCAAACGCTGGGTTTATTTTTATCAATATCTTTGAGAATTTAATAGAGGAAACTAACAAGGATAAGATTAAAGACTTCGTATTACACCATCTTGAGAATGCTGAAAATATTGGAATGAAGCCGTTTGATTTTATGGCAGGAAATACCAAGTTTTTCACCTATGATTACTTGTCATTCTTGAATACAAAAGATGTTACATTACTTGAAGATACTCAAGAAGAAGCATATTTGTACTATCTGAACAAGGTAGTAAGGGTATCAAAGACCAATGTTGAAGAGATTGATTACATTGATTCAGGTGGATATGTTTGGAAGAATCAAATCATACAACGTGAATACAAGAAAGCCGATAGTAGTGGATGTGTTTATGAAAGATTTATACACCTTGTCGCAGGAAGTGATACGGAACGATTTAAGAGCATTAAATCGGTTATTGGGTATTTACTTCACTCATTCAAAACAAGCGCAAATAATAAGGCTATAATTCTAAATGATGAGACTATCAGCGACACACCGAATGGCGGAAGTGGGAAAGGATTATTTAGCAATGCCATCAGCAAGATGAAGAAGTTAAATAGTCTTGATGGAAAAATATTCAGTTTTAATGACCAATTCAAATATCAAACCATTTCAACAGATACTCAAGTCTTGGTATTTGATGATGTCAAGAAGCACTTTGACTTTGAAAGTTTATTTAGTCTTATCACGGAAGGCATTACCATTGAACGAAAAGGTCAATTGGCAATCAAATTACCTGTAAACAAATCACCAAAGATTCTTATCAATACCAACTATACAATCGGTGGTGCGGGTGGTTCGTTTGATAGACGCAAGTTTGAGGTTGAATTTAGTAGTCACTTTAATGCAAATCATACACCATTGCAAGAGTTCAAGCACTTATTATTTGATGAATGGTCGGAGGAAGAATGGTCAAAGTTTGACAACTTTATGATTGGTTGCGTTCAATTCTATTTTGAGAATGGATTGATAATATCAGAGTTCAAGAATTTAGAAGTTAGGAAGTTCATAAGCAAGACATCAAACGAGTTCTACGAATACACTTTGGATGCTGAAAATATGCCATCAAACACAAGGATATATTCTAAAAAGTTCTTTGAAGATATTATTGAAGAATATGTTGATTTAAAGAAGTGGTTAAGTCAAAAGAAGTTAAAGATGTGGGTTGACCAGTATGCAATTTTTTATAACAAGAAGATAGTATTTGATAAAGACCACATTGGTCGATACTTTGAAATCAAAACAAATAACAATGAATTTACAGCCGACCCAATCGTACAAGACATCGAGTTTTAGAATTCAAGAATTATGCCAACAAGCAAACCGATTATCCTGCGTCACACGAGAACATTTGACCTCGTCACAACGGAAGGATTTAATCTTACTCAAGACCGACAAGATGAACCGCCTCGAAGCGGAAATGGTGAATTTACGATACCAACAACACTTAACGCAATGTCGCAACGAAACGAAAACCTTATAAAACTTATAGTCCAGTTAGGACTAACAATAGAACACTAATGACACGAGCAGAAAAACAACGCATCATCCAAGCTAAACAACGATACTCAAGAGCCAAGTATCCAAGCATTACACCTCAACAAGATAGCTTTGACCATTACGGAAGAACCGATACAACCGCTAATGGACTAACGGCTTGTGTACGAGATTACCTAAAGTACGAAGGACATCAAGTAGAAAGGGTAAGTAATCAAGGTCAAGCAAGAGTTAACAAAGTAATAGACGGCTTAACAGGTGAACAGATAGGCAATCGTACACAAGGTGTTACCTTCACTCCTGGTCAAGGAACAAAAGGAACGGCTGATATCCATTCAACTATCGCAGTTATGATAGGTGAACACGAGGTTGGTCTTTCGGTTAAGATTGAAATCAAGATGAAGGACAAACAATCGAAAGCACAGAAGAAGTATCAAGAAAGCATTATAACATCAAAGGGTGTCTATGTGATTGTTCATTCGATGGAAGAGTTTTTTAAGTTCTATGATAACCTATTAAATAAGTATCAATAATTAATTAAGTTTCATATATTTGCACAATAGAACATACACATTATGAGTAAAACTAAACACAACGAACGTAACGCAGGACGAAAACCGATGTATAACGAGCCATCAACTAAGAGCAAGAGTTATACAATACCTGCGAGTAAGATGCAAGACTTTGATGAATATGCCAAGCGAAAGATTAAAGAGTATATGAGCAATAAAGGACACAACGTAAACGTAACAGAGTAAAATATATAACACATTATGAAAAACATACACTTATTACCAACAGATAAACCAAGTAGGTTATCCATTTTAAATAGCGGTAAATTAAACTTTGGTGCAGAAATAATGAGTTCATCTAACTCTAGACCACAAAATTTGTACATCACTAATGATGAAGAAATTAAAGAAGGTGATTGGGTTATTTACCTAAATAAACCAAGCAAGGTAGAAACATCAGTTACTATTGAATATGCTAAAACATACTGCAAAAAAATCATCCTAACAACAGACCAAGACTTAATCAAAGATGGTGTACAAAGTATTGATGATGAGTTTTTAGAATGGTTTGTTAAGAATCCAAGTTGTGAGGAGGTTGAGATAGAAGATTGGTACAACAAATACTTATCTTGTTGTAGGTCAAAAGAAGAGTGTTATTGTAATAAAAAAAGAATCATCATTCCAAAAGATGAATCTAAACAAACATCAGTTAACTGGTTCATACAAACATTGGAATCTGATATTAAGGTTGATGAATCAAATATGGTTACCATCAGAATACACGAACACGATTATATTAAATCTAAGCAAGTAGCGTTAGAGATGGAGAAAAAGCAGATAATTGAAAGTTATGACCAAGGAGATATTCAATTAGTGAACGCAGAACAATACTTCGACAAAACATATAAATAATGGACACACTCTGCAAGGGCAACAACTGCCCAATGAAGGAACAATGTAAGCGGTATACATCACCTTCGGATGCAACAAATCAATGGTACTTCACGGAATCTCCAATTAAAGATGGTAAATGTGAGATGTTTTGGGGAGATAAGGCTGATGAGATTATGGAACAGTTAAAAACAATAACAAATGAAAACAATAACACTTGATGGAGTAGAGTACAACTTAACTCCTATTGATGAAAAACAATCTAAGTCAATTATCTTAGAGCAATATTTAAAGTTTGAAGTCTATCCTAAAGATTTAGGTCAACATAATTGGGAAGATGCAAAGAAAGTATGTGAAGATTTGGGAGATGAATGGAGATTGCCAACAAGAGAAGAATTGCATCTAATGTGGGTTAATAGAGAAAGTATTGGAGGTTTTACCGCTGCCGGCTATTGGAGTTCTAGTGAGGGCAGTAGCAACCTCGCCTGGGTTCAGGACTTCTACAATGGCTATCAGAACTTCAACTACAAGGACAACCCATACTATGTTCGAGCGGTTCGGGATATAGTACAATTTAAGTAGATATAAACAAATGCGCCTACACATCAGTACAATATAGCGAAGACTAAGTGTGTCAGCGTCTTGATGGTGTAGTAATTCGATGATGTTAGTGGTTTTAACACTTTCCTACTAACGGAGAAAAAGCGCAGTTGTTTATTTTTATAATGTTACTTGTAGTGTAGTGTTACATTACATTAGTTATGTTATTGGGTATTGATATTTGTGTTGTAACTTTGCATTACTATGGGAAAACATAAATATATTGAGACTCCAGAGAAGATGTGGGAACACTTTGAGAATTATAGAAAAGAAGTTAAAAGTAATCCTATTTTAGTACAAGATTACGTTGGTAAGGATGCCAATATGGTATATAGAGAGAAAGAAAGACCTATTACATTAGATGGGTTTGAATGTTGGTGTTATGATAATGGTATTATAAGTGATTTGGGTAATTATTTTTCTAATTTGGATGGTAAATACACAGATTATTTGCCCATCTGTCAACGTATAAGGAAAACTATCAGGACTCATCAGATAGAAGGAGGTATGTCAGGAATATACAATCCAAGCATCACACAACGCTTAAATGGTCTTGTTGAAAAGTCAGCAGTTGATGTTACTATACCAAAGATGGGTAAAGAGTTAGCAGA